CTAATATTGATGGTGTGAATTGGGTATTATCTTCTGATTATGCTTATAACTATAGAAGTAATGGTATTTCAAGAGTAATAAATACAAATGTTGGTTTAACGTTTCTACCAATACTTTGTATTAATACTGGTCAAGCTTCAGGTGATTTATCAACATTTCAAGTCGTTGATATAATTATATTTAATTATGCGTTAACATTAGCTCAGATAACGCTTATGGAACAATATTTAGCAAATTTATATGGAATCACAAATGCTTTATCAGTTTTAGGTTCGACAAATATTACTTCTCAATTATCTGCAAATATATATCCTAAATTGTTAACTACATTTTTTACGGGAATACCGAAAACTTATGATGGGACAACTGGTATTAATTTAAGTTATACAATTTCTGGTATTATAATTGGCGATATAGTTGATATATCAAATATTTATTTTGCAAATCTCAATAATATTTATGTAGCTAATAATATTTTAGTAACAATTAGCACAATTATTTTAGTTGGATCATCATATTTTAATTATTATACAAGTCCAACTAATATAACATATGGTAATATTAATCAAAGATTATTAACATCTAGCTTTTTATCATTAGGACAAGTTTATAATAACAATTCATTTGCACCAGTTTTAATGTATTCATTATCTGGTTTTGTAAATATGGATTTATATCAAGTAACAATATCTAATGTGTATATTAGTAATTACAGAAATGTAAATGCAGGATATGGAATTCCAATCGACATATCAAATATTCAATTATTTGGTCCATTAGCATCTAATTATTATATTTCATCTACACAAACAATTAGTGGAAATATTAGTCAAAGATATATTTATGCAATAGGAAATAATAAAATATATGATCAAGCAACAATTGCTACAATTACAATAAGTAATGTGATTGGTAATGATTCAATTGGATATTTTGCTCAATTTACAAATATAAATGTTGGCAATAATAAATTAATAAATATGGCTTTATCAGGGACAAATAGAACTATTATTGTTGGTTCAAGTATAAATTCAAATGGTTGTATATTATGGTTTGATGCAAATGATCCAAATAATAATGGTGTCCAACCAGCTAACAATTCAAATATTTCAATATGGTATGATAAATCAGGGTTAGGTAATAATGCAACAGCAAATAGACCAATCGTATATAATACAACAGGATTAAATGGATATCCAGCTTTAACATTTCCCTATACAAATCCTCAATGGTTATTAGGATCTGTAACTAATAATAATCCAACATTAACAATATTTGCAGTATGTTCTTTAAATTCAAATAGTACATATTCAGCAAGAATTATTAGTTTAGGTAGTCCGGGTCAATTAGATTATAATAATAATAATTATGTGGGTATTACAAGAAATGGAGGGACGGGATTTATTACAAATCGTAATGGAGGTTCAGCTGATAATAATCCACCAAGTTATTTAACTCCATATCTATTTGAATTTTGGTTTGATGGAACGAATACTTTTTCAACTGTTCAACAAGGCAATAATACTATAACTGTTTCAAAAGGATCAACAGGTAACTTTGCAATCAGTTCTTTTGCAATCGGTTCTGATAATAATACTAGTGATGGACCTCCATTTAATGGTTTTATGTCAGAAGTTATTGTATATAATACTAGTTTAACTACAACTCAAAGACAATATATTGAAGGATATCTTTCTTGGAAATGGGGTATTCAAACTAACTTACCAACAATTCATCCATATTATTTATCATCACCAATTCAAACAATAAATAATTATCAAATATATAGTAATTTTTTACCAAGTTTATTAACTAGTAATTATAATTATATATTGATAAATACAGCTAATTTGTTACCAGTTGCAGGAGCATATGCACGTTATCAAGGAAAAGATTATAACTTTGCAACTAATACTTGGTATGATTCAACCGGTAATGGTAATACAATTCCTTCGTCAAGAATTACAGCAACTGGTTTATCATTGGTAACACAATTAGCAAATACTTTCAATTCAGCTAGTTCATTTACTGTACTTCAAGGAACAACTGCTTCAGTTATTCAATTTACAACAGCTGTTATTCCAATTTATACATTATTTCATATTTGCAGATATACTGGCGGTTCTAGAGGGCGGATTTTACAAGGTCTTAACTATAATTGGTTATCTGGTTTTTGGAATTATAATACTAGTGTTGCTTATCATGATGGATGGTTAACCACACAAACTAATTTAGATGATATTAATTGGGTTTTATCATCTGATTATGCTTATAATTATAGAAGTAATGGAACATCAAAAGTGATTTCACCAAATACTGGTGTTACTTTTCTACCAATTCTTTTTATAAATGGTGGTACTTATTCAAATGAAACATCGACATTTCAAATGATTGAAATTATTATTTTTAATTATCAATTAACACCAGCGCAAATAATATTAATGGAACAATATTTAGCAAATCTATATGGTCTAACTGCTGCAATAACAGTTTTAGGTGTTGTTAGTATTGGTTTACAATTATCAGCAAATATATATCCAAAATTATTAACAACGTTTTTTACTTCAACACCAAAAATATATGATGGTACATCTGGTATCAATTTAAGTTATACAATTTCTGGTATAATTATTGGTGATATAGTTGATATTTCAAATATATATTTTGCAAATCTCAGTAGTATTTATACTGGTAATAATATTTTAGTAACAATTAGTACTATAATTTTAGTTGGCCCATCATATTTTAACTATTTTACAAGTCCAATAAATATAACTTATGCTAATGTTAATCAGCGACTATTAATATCAAGTTTTTTATCATTAGGTCAAATTTATAATAATAATTCATTTGCACCGGTTTTAATGTATTCATTATCTGGCTTTGTAAATTTAGATTTATATCAAGTAACAATTTCTAATGTTTATATTGGTAACTATAGAACAGTTAATGTAGGATTTGGTATTCCAATTGATATATCAAATATCCAGTTATTTGGTCCATTAGCAGCTAATTATTATATTTCATCAACTCAAACAATTAGTGGAAATATAAATAAAAGAACCATTTATGCAACAGGAATAAATAAAATATATGATCAAACAAATTTTGCGGCAATTACAATAAGTAACATTGTAGGAAATGATTCCATTGGATATTTTGCTCAATTTACAAATATAAACGTTGGAAATAATAAATTAATTAATATAGCTTTATCTGGAACTAACACAACAAATTATACTAGTATAAATTCAAATGGTTGTATATTATGGTTTGATGCAAATGATCCAAATAATAATGGTGTCCAACCAGCTAATAATTCAAATATTACAATATGGTATGATAAATCAGGATTAGGTAATAATGCAACTGCGAACACACCAATTGTATATAATACAATAGGATTAAATGGATATCCAGCTTTAACATTTACTAATTCACAATGGTTAATTGGTTCAGTAATAAATAATAATCCAACATTAACAATTTTCGGTGTATGTTTGATGAATTCAAACAGTATAGGTTCAGCAAGAATTATAGGTTTAGCCAATCCAAATCAAAATGATTATAATAGCAATAGCTATGTTGGATTTTTAAGACAAGGTGGAACTGGATTTGCAGGTTATCGAAATGGATATGTGAACAATAATCCACCAAATTACTTAACTCCTTATTTATTTGAAACATGGTTTGATGGAAATAATAACTATTCAACAGTTCAACAAGGAAATAATACAGTAATAGTTTCAAGGGGATCAAATGGTAATTTTGGTATCGGCTCTTTTGCAATTGGTTCAAACACTAATTTAGGCGATGGACTTTTTTATGGTTTTATGTCAGAAATTATTGTATATAATACTAGTTTAACTACAACTCAAAGACAATATATTGAAGGGTATCTTTCTTGGAAATGGGGGATTCAAGCTAATTTACCAACAAATCATCCATATTATTTATCATCGCCAATTCAAACTATAAATAATTATCAAATATATAGTAATTTTTTACCAAGTTTATTAACTAGTAATTATAATTATATATTGATAAATTCAACTAATATTGTCGCTAATATATTCCAACGAACTTTAAATATTTCATTTACAACTTTAACTAAAACATATAATACATTAACTGCAGGTCAAACAACTTATTCTATTAGTGGGATAATATTCGGTGATATTGTAGATATATCAAATATATATACTACTAATTTTATTGATATTAATGTTGGTTCTAATAAACTAGTTTATTTAAATCAAATAAATTTGATTGGTTCTAGTTATTTTAATTATATTACTTCAATTAGTGGAAATACAAATGGTACTATAATTCCTGCTCAATTAATACCTAATTTTTATTCATTAGGAAAAGTTTATGATAGAAATCAATTTGCTCCTATTTTATATAGTTTGAGTGGATTCTTTCCACTAGATATTGGCTCAGTTGATATTAGTCGTATTTGGTCAGCTAATTATAGAGATTTTAATGTTAACTATAATATTCCAATTGATATCAGTAATATTACTCTTTATGGTTCCGCAATAAATAATTATTTTATAAAACCAACAAATATAATAACAGCGAATATATTCCAAAAAACTTTAAATATTTCATTTACAACTTTAACTAAAACATATAATGCATTAATAGCTGGTCAAACAACTTATTCTATTAGTGGAATAATACTTGGTGATATTGTTGATATATCAAATATATATACTACTAATTTTATTGATATTAATGTTGGTTCTAATAAACTAGTTTATTTAAATCAAATAAATTTAATTGGTTCTAGTTACTTTAACTATGTAACTTCAATTAGTGGAAATACAAATGGTACTATAATTCCTGCTCAATTAATACCTAATTTTTATTCATTAGGAAAAGTTTATGATAGAAATCAATTTGCTCCTATTTCATATAATTTAAGTGGATTCTTTCCATTAGATATTGGATCTGTTGATATTAGTCATATTTGGTTAGCTAATTATAGAGATTTTAATGTTAACTATAATATTCCAATTGATATCAGTAATATTATGCTTTATGGTTCTGTAATAAATAATTATTTTATAAAACCAACAATTACTATTAGTGGAATAATTACCAAAAGATATATTTAT